TTTGCATCAGTGGATTAAAAGTTTTCTTTGGAGCTTCTGCGGGTTTTGGTGCAGGAGCCGCAGCGGGTTTTGGTGCAGCGGGTTTTGGTGCAGCGGGTTTTGGTGCGGGAGCGGCAGCAGGTTTTGGTGCAGGAGCCGCAGCAGGTTTTGCAGACGGTGTGGGAGTTTCTTGTCCAGGTCTTTTAAAAATAGGAGACATTCCAGGATTAACTGGTTTATTATTGACTCTAAACCCACCTTGACCAATTGAAAGACCTTTCATCTGTGGTTGTGGTTTTGCGGTAGAAGATGTAGTGGGTTTTGAAGCACTAGGAGATCCACCACTTCCAAACCTCTGTTGTCTTAGAGCATCAATTCTAGCAGCAGATTTTCTTTCTTGAGCAGCCTGTGCTCTGACCCTGTTTACTGCGGCTTGTCCACCAAAATTTACACCAATCTCGTGCAAATCTTCTGTTTGTTCATTGAGAACTTCGGGAGTCTCATGAATTTTTGAATAGGCCTCCATGAGACCCCTGATTTCTTCTGCTCTCATCTTTCTAGAATAAAAGTACTTTTATAATGTTATTTATTTATCTTCAGACCTTAGAGGACAATCAATCTCATCAAAAACTGGAGAACACATTCTCATAGGCGGTGCAAGTTTTTTACAGTCTTCGGTGTAACATAAAGTCTCATCATTTTTTTCTTCAATGTATCGTGGTTGATATTTTTTATCCGACTCATCAATAATACGATCATATTCTTTTGTTACATCTCGTATAGCTTTATCAACATCTCTACCAACTCTGCGATTTACTTTGTCTGGATCTTGTAGTATAATCTCATTAAGAATACCTTGTGGCATATACTTTCTTTGAATCTCATCCAATAAATCCCAAAGTCCATTTTCAGATACTCCAGTACATTGAGATAATGTTGCGATTATTGTTGATACAACAACTCCTACAATTATAAGTTGTTTTTTATCTGGTTTCTTCTTACCGAAATGAAAATTGAATTGCATATCTATTATCAATTCTACTACTAGTTATAAGCATCAATAAATATAAAAATAGGGAAATACTGAGGAAAATCAATGGCTAAACTCGGGATCAACACTGGTAGCAACCCTAATGATGGTCAGGGAGATCCATTGAGAGTTGCAATGGGTAAAATTAATAGTAATTTTACCGAAATTTACAGTGTAATTGGGGATGGAAATAATCTAATAAGTTATGCAAGTACTGCAGGAATTTCAACACTTGCAAAAAATCTAACAGGTTCTCCAAGAATTAACGTCAGTGGAGTACTCAATACAGGAATTACAACCACAGAACATTTAGAAGTAAGAAATATAACATCTACCGGAATTATTACCGCAGTTCAATTTATTGGTGATGGAAGTCAATTAGAAAATGTAGTTGCAACAAGCGCTGGTGTAGAAGTCTTAGATGATAGTGTACGAAGAGGCGTAGCACAAGAATTAAACTTTGGTGAAAATATTGTATGTAGTGGTCCAGATGGTGCTGGAAGGGTTACGATTTCAGTTGGAAATAATGTAATTGTTGGATATGCAGCTACATATGCACAAATTTCTGGAGTTTCTACTTATGCCGTAACATCTGGAGTATCAACTTATTCTGGTTTATCTGGTGTTTCAACTTATGCAGGTGTAGCTGGAGTAGCAACTTATGCAACTAATGCGGGAGTATCTAGTCTTGCAACTTTTGCTGCTAATGCAGGTGGAGCCACATATGCAGCTCTGGCAGGTGTCTCAACTTATGCGGGAGTTGCGGGTGTTGCAACTTACTCTGAAGTATCAGGAGTTTCTACTTACTCTGTTTTAACTGGCGTTTCAACTTATTCTGGTGTAGCTGGTGTTGCTACCTATGCAACTAATGCTGGTGTTTCTAGTTATGCAGTTTTAGCTGGAGTTTCTAGTTATGCAGTAGTATCCGGAGTTGCTACCTATGCGACAAATGCTGGAGTTTCTAGTTATGCAGTTTTAGCTGGAGTTTCTAGTTATGCAATTAACTCAGGAGTTTCTACTTACGCTGGAGTAGCTGGAGTATCCACAGCGTTACAAAACTCAAGAACATTCCAAATAACTGGAGATGTTGTCGCTTCTTCAGTTAGTTTTGATGGAACTGGTAATGTATCTCTAGCAGCGACAATTCAACCAAACTCCGTTGGTCTTGGAACCGATACTACTGGAGATTATGTAAGAGACCTGACTGGAACTGCAAATCAAATTACAGTTACTAGTGGAACTGGTGAAGGTTCTTCTCCTATAGTTTCCATTGCAAACAATCCCACTATTCCTGGAAACGTAACTATTGGTAATGACTTACAAGTTAACAATAACCTGAACGTAACCGGAAATATTACTATTGGAGGCACATCTGCATATGTGATATCCGATGAATTTAGGGTTAAAGACGCAGATATTGTTCTTGGATTTACCACAAATATTTCAGGTCAAGACGCTTCTACTGATAATACTGCAAATCATGGTGGCATAGCAGTTGCATCAACAGAAGGAACTCCCCTTGTCAGTCTTTTCATCGCTGGTATTGAAACCAATCCTCCCACATACAAAAAAATTATGTGGTTTAAGTCTGGAAGTTTTGCTGGACTTAATACGGATGCATGGTTGAGTAACTATGCAGTTGGTATCGGTAGTACCCAATTCCCTGTTGGAACAAGATTAGCTGCAGGTTCTGTTCAGTTTAATGATAGAGACCTTACTGTTGTTAGAGGAGTAAATGCTTCTGGTATTGTAACAGGTTCTTCTTTTAGACCTTCTAGTGGATATATTCAAGCATCAGATGGAACAAACTCGTTCTTTATTTACAACTCAACAGGAAACGTAGCTTTCCAAGGAACTATTGGTGCAAGTCAAATTAATAATGCATCGGGATTTAAAGTAATTGGATTTGCAGGGACTGATATAACGTTTGAAAATAATGCAAGAATATCTGGAGTTACTACTTCTGTTGGTGGTTTTGTAGGAAATCTTACAGGTACTGCAACAACTGCAACTAACTCTGGATATGCAAGTTTAGCCGGAGTTGCAACTTATGCAGGAGTGTCTGGAGTTGCAACTTATGCAGGAGTGTCTGGAGTTGCAACTTATGCAGGAACATCTGGAGTTTCTACTTACTCAAACTTAGCTGGAGTTGCAACTTATGCAGGAGTGTCTGGAGTTGCAACTTATGCAGGAACATCTGGTGTTTCCACAACATCTGGATATGCAACAACTGCAGGAATCTCCACACTATCACAAGGACTTACTGGAACTCCAAATATATCAGTAAATCAAGTAGGAATTTCTTCAAATCTTTCTGTTTCAGGTATTACAACTTTCTACAATGATGTTCATATTGAAAGTAATAGATCACTATTAATTGGATCTGGTAATGAACTTCAACTATTCAATAGTGGCCTAGATAGTTACATTGAAAATACAAGTGCGGGCAATCTCATCATTAGAGATGGTGGAACAGGAATACAACTTAGAAAGAGTGGTGGTGGACCTGGTGCTGGATTAATGGCAGTATTTAATACTGATGCTGGTGTTGAATTATATTATAATAGTGTAATTAAATTGCAAACATTCCAAAATGGAGTTGCTATTAATGAGTCCGTAGGTATTGGAAGTACTGCATCCAATCCACCATATAGACTTACAGTAAGTGGAGTTGGTGCAACAATAACTCAAGGTCTCGCCAATGCTATTGCAGATCTTACATCAAGTGTAAATGGATATGGGCAAGTTAATATCAGAAACTCACTTTCTGGTACAAATGCTTCTGGTGATCTAGTTATTACTGCAGATTCTGGAACCGATACTTCAAATTATGTTAATCTTGGCATTAATAATACTGGATTCACTACATCATCTTGGACCATTAGTGGACCTCTTGATGGATACTTGTATACATCCGATGGCAACTTAGCTATTGGTGCAGGGGCCTCAGCAAAGTATATTTCTCTATTTGCTGGAGGAACTCTTGCAGTAAATGAAGTAGTAAGAGTGAGTGATCTTGGAGTAGGTATATACACGACAGTCCCTCAAGCTGCATTACACGTTTCTGGAGATGGTATTTTTACGGGTATTGTAACTGCAGGATCAGTTATCAGTGGTATTGCTTCAGTATCACAATTGAATGTTTCTGGTGTAGGAACCTTCCAATCATCAGGATTACAAATAAGAAACCCAGCGAACACTTTTGGGTATACAATTACTGGTGGTGCAATTGCTGCTGATAGAACTCTCAACCTACCTGTAATCACTGGAACTGCTACACTTGCAGTTCTTAATATATCACAGACATTTACTAACACACAAACATTCAACGGAACATTAAGTGCTGCAGCTTTATTATCATTAAGTGGTAATACTTCAGGCACTCACGTTTTTGGAACTAACCAAACAACAGGAACACTAACATTTGGTGGAACTTCTGGAACTGGAACAATCACATTTGGTCGTTCAACTGCTTCACAACAAACTGATATCCAAGCAGGTGCTTCTGGTGTAGGAACAACCAAAACAATCAATTTTGGAACTGGTGGTCTTTCTGGTTCATTTACTCAAATTAATATTGGCCCAACTGCTGGTCTTGGAACTGTTGCAATTAACTCTGGGACTAACTTATTAGTAGGAACTACAACCTCAACAGGAACTGCATCACAACTACTTCAAGTAACTGGTGGTGGATATGTTTCTGGTAAATTTGGAGTAGGAACAACACTTCCAACAAGTAATGTATCAATTGCTGGATCCTTTGCTGCTGGCATATTTGCAGATACTTTTGCAGTATCAAATGATGGGGATGGAATTGTAAGAGCAGGTTCTAATATTATTGGTGGATCTGTTGGAACCTCAAGAGTTAATATTCAGGATAGGGCTGGATCACTCTTATCTTTTTATTATTCAACTGGACTAATTGGAAGAATAAATGTTGCAAACACAACTGATCTTTCAGTAGAAGTTGGTGGAAGTGAAAGAATAAGAATACACAATTCAACTGGTAATGTTGGTATTGGAACAACAATTGCAACCGAAGCATTATCAGTTCTTCCTAAAATACAGATACTCAATAATTCAAGTGCAGACGGCAGACTTATTTTTAGAGCAAAGCCAGGTAATGCATATCGTTGGAATATTGATAATGATGGTGATACAAACAACTTTAGATTTTTCAGAGAGGATGATGCGAATGCTGCAAATGGAACAGCGCCCTTCCAAATTACACCAACAGGTAATGCAATATTATCTGGTAATCTAAATGCTGCCGGAAATTATTATGTAAAACTAGCAAGAACCTCAAACCAAACTATAACTAGTCTTTCCGATACTTTGATAGGATTTTCTGCAATTAGTGATGGTAATAATTGGTTCAACTCTGGAAATAATCGTATCACCCCAACTGTTGCAGGAAACTATTGTATAAATGCAATGGTAAAATGGGAAGCAGGTGCAGCAACGAATACTGTCCAGTCAAATATTCAGATAAGAAGAAATGGAACTACAGCTGCACTTTCTGTATGTGGCGTACAAACACACACATACACAATGAATGTTTCTGCTATTGTAACTCTGAATGGTAGTACTGATTATGTTGAACTTACTGCTTATACTGGAAATCCAACCAGTCAAGATATTGGTGGAGACGCTGGTGGAACTTTAACTAAGTTAGAGATGTTCAAACTCAATTAAATAATAATGGTTTTATTGAATCTTAAATTAACATAATTTAATACTAAATAAGCCGCCCAAAAAATCATAAGAACAATGAAAAGACTATTATTGGCCTTTTCGTTATTCTTCGCTATCCCAGTTAATGCTGCTGAAATTACATCAAGAATTACTGATTCCGTACAATTGAAAGTTGATGGTGCTGCAGTTCAATCAACCAGAATCGGTGCTTCATATTCAGCGTCAGGAACCAATATCCAATCCTCATCCTTTGGTGGTGTAGGTGGTGCTGGAACCTACGACATTAATACTCCAGGTCAAGCATTTACTTTCTCAGAAAGTTTTAATGCTGCGGATACTCCTGTTACCACTCAAACAGTAACGAATGGTGTTATCGGAACTCCAAATCTTTATGGAGATACTGTAACTCAAGTTGGTGGTGAGAAGGGATCCCTCGCAGGTACTCTCTCTCCAACTGGCGTTCCTACTATTACAGCTGGTGGTGCTGGAACTACCGCAACAGGTCAAAGAGCCATTGAACTAAGCGTATTCAAATGAGACATTTAACTCCCGCTTTGCTTTTAGCGGCGGGAGTCATCTGTACTCCCGTTTACGCTGAGAGTGTTGTGCCCAATTTTACGAGGGGTACAATCAATGCAACCACAGAATCTACTACAAAGATTATAGAGACAATCCGCCAAGTTGAATATACAACTGGTGAATCTTATACTGTAACTGGTACGAACATCAACATTCCTGGCGTTCCTCAAAGGGGTGCTGGCTATTCGATTATGACGCAAGGTGCTCCATTCCAGTTCAGCGAAAC